CGATAAGTTGTGTCAAATTACTACTAGTCAAATCTAAACTATTGTTTTTACTATAACTAAAGCAGTCATCCCACCGCAATGTCCCGAGAGTAATCATGGTATACTCCTAAAATCTCCTTAACTTGTTCATCTTCTAATTCCAAAATATAACTAAGATATTCTACCAATTCATCTTCGATAGTCATATCCTTTGTTAGAATCAAAGCAGCTTCAGTTTTGCGTCTTACTATCTTCTTATCCAATAGTTCGGTATTTTTAACACCTGCTAAGTCTGATACATTACCCTCAATTTCATAAATCGTGTGATCGTAATCCGTGGGAATCATATCCTTTGGATCAGTTATTGTCTTTCTCACTAATTGTGGAAGTTTGAAAGCATTCCACTTCCAATTCCACGAGCTTGTGTCGATTAGCAAGTAGCCTGTTTGTATTTTTGTTCTATGAAATTGTGTAGCCATAGGACTGCCAGGATATACAATGTTTAATTGTGTATTGGCATGGCTATGTAAATCTCCTGCGAATACGATTGGAAAAGGTGCAAACCTTCTTAAATCGACTTCAGGATTTACGTGTGGAGGTATCGCTCCCCTAACATGAGTAAATAGCGGTTGCCTTATATTATATTGTTTACTGTGCCACTTTCTATGTAATTCACAGTAGGGGAGGATACCAAATTGATCCGTCATGTATTTTTCGTCAATTATTTCTACCAACGAATTTAATTCCGTTGTAGCACTCTTTAACTGTGTGAAAAATGTCTTTCCCTTTCTTGTTGCTTCGTGGTTTCCATCAAATATTAATGTTGGAATACCAACTCCACTTATAAACTTAAAATATAATTCCAATTCTTCCATTGAAGGCACTCTATCAAATAAATCGCCTCCAATTATATGTAAATCTGCTTTGTTTTCTAACTCTTTTAACTGTTTTATAAACAGTTTAAACCTATTACGTGCCCAAGTAACTGGGACATTTTTCTGTCCCAGCTTCAAGTGCCAGTCTGCTGTGAATAGTATGGTGTTTACCACGGTTGTTTTTTGCCGTTACCATTAAATTCCTTTTCGACTTCATTAGGTGTCTCGCTTCCTAAAGAACGTAAACGATCCAGTAGTTCTTTTTGCGCTTCTGTGCTTGGTCGAGGAAGAACATCATCCATTGATTTGAGTTCAGCACATGCTGCCTGTTCTTCTTCATCCAAAGTTCTAGTTTTACATCTTAGAACTTGTAATTGATACTCCACATTAAACGCCATCGGACCGGTTTTGACTCTTTTAAAGTGTATGTCCCAACCAGTTTCTGGATCTGTAGGATCGCCTAAATCTTCTGCTGCTAGCATTATTTGTTCTAGCAATTTTTTCTTTAGATTTAGGACTTTTACCTGCTTATCAGCAGGATCTATGCATTGTATTGCATAAGACCAACCGCATTTCATTTCTGGGTAGTATGTTCTCACCCAGTCTTTTTCTTTATTATCGAAGGTTTCAGTATCGCGGTTGAACGACAAACATTCCATAGGGATATTTTTGTTATTCTCTCCTTTTATCCAATAAACATATCGGGGGAGGATATCACCTACCATACGTACAATATTATCACCATCTCGGTATTGAAATTGTACTATGCTTGATTTTTTTGCTTTACCTTCTAGCTTGGCAAATTGTATAGCCATTTATTTTCTCCTTTTTTAGGGGGACTTCTCAAATCTAAAGTGTATAACTCCATCTTCAATTTTGAGTAGCCTGTTGTTTTTTATTATGATCTCAGGCACAGGATTGTGCAAAAGATCTAGTGTTGTTTTTCTGTTTTCGTTGTAGGAGTTCAAATTTCTATAGCTTGCTACAGCTATATATTCTGCCCATTCTCGATCAGAAAATTGTGGTCTTTTTTCGAAAATAGCTTCGGGAGTTATTAAGAAACTGTTTCCAGACCAGTCTTTATTCCAATATTTATATAATGGATCGCGATAGTTTTTGGGTGTAAGACTATAAGTAAGTGTATGTACTATTAACAATATATCAACTATACTGCCTTTCGTCACTTTTAATATCTTTTTCCAATCATATCTTACCATCTATTATACCAAAAAATTAACTCGGTGTCAAGTACTAAATTTTCAAAGGTGATTAATGACATATCCCTGTTTCATGTAGTATCCCAACCGATTATTCGCTTGTCTGCGGGCTGTTTTACCTTTCAAATTAATATCAATTACGATTGGTTTTTTCTTACTTTCTTCTTGTCTTATTATTCTCCCGATTAGTTGTGTTAACAAAGGGTCATTATTAACGGGAGTAGCTAAAAGTAAGCAGCTTAAGCAGTTTAAAGAAATACCTTCTGAGAAAATAGACTGTGTTCCATAAAGAATATCTTTATCTTTATATAGTCTATTCATCATTTCAGGTCTTTCTGTGTGAGGAATTTCTCCAGTAATTACTATAGCTCTTTCTCCACTCAAAGCACCACATGTTTTTAGTAACTCAACTCTATCTGATACTACCAAAACTTTATAACCTCTACTAGCATAAGCACTAGCTATCATTGCAATTGAATGTCGGTATTCCTCATTGTAAGCTAGTTGATTAACCTTTCTAGCCCACGGTATGGCAGCTCCGTCTAAGAATCTAATATCTGTATGTATTATATCTATAGATGGAGTCATATAGTTTTCCTTTGGGGGAGTTAGAATATTACTGCCAAAATAATCTCTAAAAACTACATGTTTCTTATCTTTTCTTTCTATTGTTCCAGATAGTCCTATCTTATATCTTGCTCGACTTTTATCTACAACTCTCGAAAAAGTTGGACTACTAACATGATGCATCTCATCTAAAATTAATAATCCGAATTCATTTATTATATCAGGAATTCTTCGGTATAAAGATTGAACATTACCAATTACTATTGGACTATCAATATCAAATTTTCCACTACCTATAATTCCAGATTTAATTCCAAAAACTTTTTGTACCTCTCTTTCCCACTGTGATCGTAGAGCTAAAGTATGTACTACAACTAGTGTTTTTTGTTTAAGTTTCTTTGCTATTGCTAACGCAGTAAATGTCTTTCCCCAACTTACCCAAGCGTTTATTATACAATTATCTTCTACTTCGTTATAAACTTCTTGTTGGCTTTCTCGTAATTCAAACTTAAATTCTGGGAACTCCACAGGAACTTCTAATCGTTTATCTACTATCTCATAGTTTGTGGGAATGAGGTCGTCTCTACCTACTGGCATAGTTATAAACCCTCGTCTAATGAATCCCATATTTTTAATAATCTGAGGGGGATCCATAGGTTTATATGATGGTATTTTATATGTTAATTGTTTATCGATTATAGACTCAAGATGATCATTTACTGTCATATAAATCCTATTACTTAGAACAGCTTTCATGTTATTGCCCAAGCTATTACTATGTAAGTTAGCATATGAACTAATTGATCAAAGCCTGTAATTATTCTTCTGAATTTATCTGATAGTCCTTTTCTTTTGTGTAGATATTTAGTTTTTATCCAGTCTTCGTGATAGTGTATCCATCCATCAAAAAACATAGCATATATAACTATATCTAATGGTAAAAACCATATTAAAGCTAAAAAACAAAATACCATATGTGTAGCTAAATGAGCAAGGCTTCCTATAGATCCATAAATATGTTTATTTGTAGGTGTATAGGCAGGATTAAAAACATAATCTGCAAGAAAATGTTTTATCATTAAAGCTGCTATTACCTCAATCATTTATCTTTATAGGCTAGATAAAAGAATATTGTACATAGTCCTACTAAACCTCCCATGTAAATTAAATTATTCATATTTTTCTTACTGTATCTTTTTTCCATTCAGTTGAGTACTCATAGAAAAACCATGGGATTGTACCCTTCCAAATTATCCCAGCCCAAGTATATTCTTCAGCAGGAGGTCTCTCTATCTCTATTGGAAAGTTAATATTTTCAAGCCATAATAATGATGCTACATCTTTCATATCAATTCTTCTTATTTTATGGTATTTTAACGGAAAAAATTTACGTTTTTTATATGAAAAAAGTCTCCCTTCCGAATCGATATAAATATATCCTCTATGTTTTATTAATCCTACTTTTGACTTTATCATATATCTTAGGGGATATAAGTTAGGAAGATCAGTTCCTAGTCTTCTTTTTCCTATCGTTTTTCCACTCATATTTTTATCATCAACTACTCTACCATCTGCAAATATTACATTATCTACAGTTTCTATATCTTCAGTACCAATCACATAGACTGGAAACTTTATATCATCTAAACCCATTTTCATTTATCTGACTGTAAGAATACATTCTTATGTGGAGGTCTGTGTTCATGTAAACAATGTGGGCAAAACCATATTTTCGTATTAAAGTCTGTCTCGTGCATTCCAGCTGGATAGGTCCACCAATTATAACAGATTTCACAACTGAAATGGTATAAAATTTCTTTACTATATTTCATCCAACAGCCCCCTCTAGACTAACTTGTAATAAAGCTCGAGCTTCTACAGCAAATTCCATAGGTA